CAAGGGTCTGACGCCCAGCCGTGGGGATGTTGAAGGTGGTGGATGCCGTCTGAACGAAGTCCCCAGGCCCACTGCGGGTCATGGCCCTAACGGTCACTGATCCCACCGTCTTGGCTTCCAATGTGATGCGGTTGAGGGTGCCGTTGAACGGCGAGGAGTAGGCCGGGATCACCTGGCGGTCGGGGGAGTTACCCCTTGCGGTGATTAGGTCACCCTCGCCCTGCACGCCGAGCCAGAGGGCGGGCCTGGAGGCCGCCACGTCTGGCTCTGCCGCGCTCAGCCGGGCGTCCAGACCCTGTGCGGAGGTCAGGGCGCGGTCACCGGCACTGGTCTTGATCGTCGCACCGTACTGGAGCGTCACGAATGTCTGGGCGGTCGCGTCAGTCAGGAGGGTGTCCGTGTCGTCGCCCCCGAAGTTGTAGAAGCCCAGGCCCGTTTCTCCCACGCGGCAGAGGACGGCTGACGGCTGGTAGATGCCGAGGTACTGGCCCGCTGCCATCTCAAACGCCGTGAAGTCTCCCGGGGCTTTGAAGGTGTGGGTGCCAGAGCCTGGGACCGCTATTTCCACGTCATGAGTCACAGAGAAGCTGGGACCGCTCTTGCTCAGCACCCGGAACGTCACTGTGCCCGATGCGGCTGTGGCAATCCTAAGCTCTTTCACCAGTCCAGTATGCTGGACGGGGTCGTCCTGGGCGTAGTTTCCAGAGCCTACTGTGGAGTTGACAGAAACTGAGCCCACACCAATCACGTCAGCGATGATGTTGGCGGCTGCTGAGGCGTCAGACAGGCGTGCCGCATGGTCTGGGTCGGTCGGCTCCGGCAGCGTAACCTCGCCCGTGAACGTGGGACTGTCTATCGGCGCAAGGGCAACAGAGGGGTCTGTGCGGACCCAGTTGGCAGCGAACACGGATGTTGATGCGGCGTCACCAGGGCCACCAGGCTGTCGTTTACAGCAAAAGTCACCCCCGGTTCACGGTGCCGGCAGCTGTCACCAAGTAGGTGTCCCCGGCGGATGACCCCGAGGGGAAGCTGCCTGAGGAGGCATCCCAGCCCCCTCTGAAGTTGATCGCAATGCTGGCCTCAGCAAAGAACTTGGCAATTGAGGGGACGATGCCCCCGGTGGTGGTGACGTCAGTCGTCTCATCACCGTTCACCACGTTGTTGAACCTGTCCATGTTCGCAGACAGGGCGTCCAACTTGGCCTGTATCTCAGCAGCTGTAGCCATCAATAATTCTCCATGATCTCTGGGTACGTCTCGTTGATAATCGGGTCCAGCTCATCCGAAAGGTCAAACAGGGACTGCTCGCCATAGGTTTCAACAAAATAAACAGCCCCGCCGCTGATCAGATCAGCGGGGAAGAAGCCGCCGGATCGCATTGCCCCTAGCCGGGGAAGCCGCATATCCCGAAAGGCTAGGTTACGCATCTGCATGGCTTACGGAAGCTACGGACGCAGTGTTTGCAAACGCCCAAACGCGGTTTGCTCCATCCACACCCGGCCAAAGCTGCGCAATCGTCATATCAGCAGCAAGGACATTCCCGCCACCCAATACAATTGTGCCCAGCATCGTCGATGGTGCTGTAGCGCCATTCGTTGCTTGCAACATCATTTCGGTGGCGCTAACCGACTGCACCCTGATTGACGAAGCATTCGCGTTGGTCAGTTGCGTCCAGACTGCGGGCGGGATTTCGACATTGTCATTTCGTGCCATGATCGTTTCCTTTATATGTCATTTGCTCACCTTCACCAGCCAGGATATGACAAAGCCCGCCGAGTCCATCGGGATAACCTCCTGCACGGGCCAATTTATGCCGTCGATTGTCAGCACATCCGATGTGCTAGGGGTGATCGTCACGCCGCGGTTCACCAGCGAATAGACCAACTCACCCGCACCCAATGCCAAGCCTGTCCGTTGTGTGTAAGCCTTGGCGGATGGCTTGGCCGTGAAGGTGTGAACCAATGGCGCGCCCGGCGTAGGGTTCCATTCTGGCCCTGACGGCGTGCCTGGTCGGCTGATCGTAACAATCGGCGCGCCCGTGCCGTTGCCCGCCGCAATGCCCGCTTCGACATAGGCTGCCTGAACGTCTGCCGTGATATCCGCGCCGCTCATCGCGCTGCCGTTTTGCCGATGGTGGCAAAGTCAAAGTAAGGCCCGTCACGATCTGTGACGTAAGGGTCAAACATCGCGGCAATGATTGTGCTTGTCGGCGTAGCAGATTCAAAGCCCCCTTTGCCGCCAGCGACAGGTGTCCATTTGATATCGCCCACGCCGGTCAGTGTTTTCTGTTGGTCGGGGCTGTAGGTTGTTGAAAAAAATCCGGGCGTTGCCAGTTCCAGCTTTGCAGCCTCATACGTCGCCGGATCGACCACCGCCAGTGTCGTTGCGTCCACCCCCGGCAAGAGGCGGTTCAGATACCGATACGCGATGTGATCCGTTGCGCGGACGAGTGCAGCAGCACTGGCTGCATCGTCCACCACAGTGTCCCCTCGCGCGCTCGCGTATGCGATCCAATCTGTGACGGTGGCGGTCATTATTTTGACTTCGGCGCACCGGGCATCGCGCCCTTTGACGGGTTGGTGACTGCGGTCTTGGCATTACCGACCACGCGGCATTTGTTAATCGCCCATGATGGAATTGCGTTTCCATCAATCTCGACAACATCGCCAACATTGTGGCCACCTGCGTCAGGCATTGTAATTTCAATTTTCATGTCTGTCTCCTGAGATTAAAATGGGCCGGTCGGTTATACCGGCCCATCATGTTACGTGAGTGACGAAACCGCAACGCCACAGTTTTGGTTGGCGTCAAATTTGATTTCCAAGGCGACGGCCGCCATGGTCACAAAGTTGTAGTCGTCCTCAGGATTCGCACGGAATTGCGCCCGTGTGGTCATCGGCATACCGTTCAACACCTGCAAGACGCTGCGGTCCTTGACAATCGCAATGACTTCGCCTGGGTTGATGCTATCCGCGTCGATAACCTCGCGCAAGCCGCCCAATTCCAGCACGCGCTGCGCAATGGTTTTGGGATAACCCGCCGTAAACTCGGTCGATGTGGCATAGAACCAATCGTCAAAGTTCAGGTAGATCGTGGCTGGCGATTTGAATTTATCACCGTGAAGCAGTTTCAAGGTTGCAGTGATTGTCGCCAACCATTGTGCACCTGTTGCCCCGTTCAGCGCCTGAGCGGTAGTGCGGGTGTTGCGGCGCGGGTGAGTGCGCAGCCCGTAAAGCGGATCAGCACCGACTACGATGTCAGTGTCGCCGTTGAGCATCAGGCTCTCGGCTTTTTCCGCAATCTTGCGCATCGAGTTCATCCGGCCCGCAGCGTCAAGCTGAAACCCTTCTGTCGATGCGGCCGCTACCTGACGCCATCCGTAAGAGAACGGGCTGTCGATGATCGGCAGTGGCGTGCCATGGTAGGCAAACACAGGCTGGTCAGTGCGGCCCTTTGAACGGCCATCCAGCGAGACGTTTACCGACCCGCTGTCGGACACAGTTTGGAAGTGGTGGACCAGCTTACCGATCGGCATGGGCATGGATACCGACGACGAAAGGTCATTGAACACACGAAGTGTCGTGCGCTGGACCTCTACGGCCTCACGGTCCCACAAGCCCCAAACATCTTTGGGAAGGGGTAGTGCATTGCCGACAAGCGTTTGACCATGGTTTTCTGCCATGGCAATTTGCGAAGCGTTGAACTGGCGACGATTGGCCAGAACAAAAGCCTGCTGTTCATCTGTAAAACGAAGCATATCAGGTGTCCTCCTTATGCCGCTGGAACGTTGTAGGAATTGGCGATTGTCACATCGGCCAAGGCACCTGCGCTATATGCACCAGGCGTATCGCTAAAGAACGCGATGACGATATCACCGGCGGTTGTTGCAGCGGCCAATCGACCAGACGCTGCAATCTTGAGCGGCTCATTCAATGCATATGTCGCATTCGCCATGCGGGCTTGGACAATCATGCCCGGAACAATTTTGAAGGCAATGCCAGTGTCTTCGTCGGCATATGCAGTGGCAATCGTCTGGTCCTTGAAGTCCATATTGGACAGGATCAACGGCAACTTGCCCAGTGACGTGGTGATCTGGACAAGATCTGTTGCGGTTTCTTCGACAAACGTGCCGGGCATGTAAGCACCTGCGACGGGCTTGCTGACCGAAATGGGCTGATGCGTGATCGGCCCTCGGAAAATGGTGTTACCGGCCATCTTAGTTCACCGCCTTTTTGTCTGTGCCATCCATGACGGCGTTGAGATCATAACCTGCGAATTCGTCGGCAGGACCAGTGCCGCCAAATGCCCCATTAAGGGCAGCAGCCGTTCCGGGCTTGGCGTTGGCCGCCAGCTTACGGGCGGCATTGAGCGTCAATTCCGCAGCCTCTTCGGCGTCAAGAATGTTTGCTTTGACGATTTTCGCCACATAACCATCCAACTCGGCCTTGTCTTTTGCCGTCTGGTTGGCCTGCATTTCTGCCAGATTGTCGGTCAGCGGCTTCATTGCGGCTGTGACGGCATTGGCAATTGTTTCGCCGATGCCATTCTGCGATTCCGTGAGGGCATCAACCTTCGCGGAAAGCGCGTCGAACTGAGCTTTATCAGTCATATCTGCTTCTCCTGTGTTTGCAGAGGGTTCCCGCCCGGCGCCGCGAACGGCGTCCAGTATTGCGGACTTAATGCGATCCATTACTGGCACGCGTTCGAGCCTTTCGGCTTCCCTGAGCGCCATGTCGGCTGCCCAGTCTAGTTCCTGATCGACTTGGTCGAACACGGAATTGATAACATCAATCTTGGACTCTTCACCCTTGGCGTTGACCATCATGCCGACGCCCTGTTCAGGTGTGGCTGCGCCATCCTCACCCAGCAGAATCGCGTCGTGATCAAAATCCATGTTACGGGCGATAAACCCATGGTCTGTGCCGACAGACGCCTCAAGATCGCAAAACAACCCTGTGCTGGTATGAATTGGCGTGCCTTTTTCAATAGCTTCCAAAACCGACCGGCCCCCAACGCTTTCGTTTGCGCGGGCCACATCAATAACTTTATCAAGCAGCACGCGACCATTCTCACGTCGCACGTTTTCGTTATGCGCGCCAATCCAGCCGATATTGATGCCCTCGGGATCCGATGCGCTCACAAACATGCCATTGACTGTAGGATGTCCTAACGGCGCGTAAGTGTTGTTCAGCGACATAAACCCTTTTTCGATTTCCTCAGCGGGGTAGCTGATACCGTTCATCACAATGCCGTCAGGCAGCGTTGCAGACGGCACGACGATTTTGTCACGTCCGTTGCGCCGCTCTTTGCGGATACTGGCCATGTTGGCGATTGTGCGGATATTGACGCGAACGTGCTTGCTCATCACTGGTCTCCTATTTCGTCAATCGGGCCGTGGCCAGTTGTTTCACGAATTTCGTCAACTGTATACACTTCGTCTAGCAACTTCTGGTTAATTGCTGCCATTTTGTCGGCGCGATCTATTTTCAAGCCCATGTTGGCCTCGGTCAGGTCCGACCAATAAAGGTGCCAATCCTGTTCAGGCAAGACACGAACGGTCTCAAGTTTTTTGACCAACTCCATGATTGTGGGGCGTGCTGTATTGGTCCGCCGTGCCATGTTGGTCCGAGACCATTCGTCGGCGTCCTCAGTGCTGGCACGCTCGCCCGATTGCGACCCGACCAGAACCTTGAGCGGAATACCGATAGACGCTGCAAAGCCCTGCAACGCCACATTAAAAATTCTTCAGGTTGCGGCAGGGTAACGCCCAGCGTCTTGGCCTTCATGCCCTGCAACATCAACATTGCGTCAAAGCCTTTGTTGAAGTCCTCAACCTGTTCGTTCATTTTGTCGGCCATTTCGTCAACGCCGACGCCCATACCTTTTGCCATGTCTGCGATTGATACATCCGCGTCGGTTTCCATGACTGGCGCACTCTTGGCATTTTTCCAAAAGCCCTCACCGCCCGCGCCGCTGATCTTTTCCATGTCGATCAGGTTATTGAATCCCGGTTCAAGTATGGAGCGATTATGGACTGTTCCGTCTTTTGACCAGATCAACACGCGATCAGGATGCACTTCAAAGCTGCGGTTTTTGGCTTGGCGGTCATCGTTGTCACCTACGGCAGATTCGTTAAACCCAAACATCGTTGGCTCGCCGTAGGTCGGTGACCTTTCGTCCGTGTCCCATGATGACACTGTGAGCTGACCGGCCCACGCAGGGATAATATCGACCAGCCCATCAAGCCCGCCGGGCACCGTATCAACCGGCTCCAAGAAACCGTTTATCGTCGGCATAGCGCAGGATCAGACCGGAATAACCGCCGACCATCGAGCGGCGGTCTGCCTCGGCCAACTTCTGCCACAGACGCAAATCGTCAAACTTCTGCCGGATTTCACTCTCGGCGTATGTTTCTTTGGCGTCCTTGTTTTCCCAAAGCTCAGGGTTATCTTGCCACGTTTTGAGAATTGTCTTTTCAACGCCAGCGAACGCTATGCCGTTACGCAAATATCGCTGATAAGCTGCGTCAAAATCAACATGATCGGGATAGCCAAAATCTTTATTATGGTCGTGTTTGGCGTTCTGAAAATACCCTGGAAACATTGCGCTGATGCGACGGGCTGCGTTAATCAGGTTCATCGGTTTTTCTTTCGCAGGAATATACCGGCTGATGCGCGAGGGGCCACGATCATGTCAAACGCGCGTGTCGCGGCATCAATTTGGTCTTTGAACTTACCCATCGGGAACGTCGCAGCTTCGTCCAAGAATTCACCATTCCAATCGCCTGCCACAATGTCCACGTTT